CTTTTCAACTACCATCCACTTCAGGGATTTACCAGGCACAGAATCTTCAATTGCATGTGAAGTTGTGATCTGCAATTTCTCATTAAATTCTCTAAGAGATCTAATACCAGAAACCCTTCCACTAGTCTTCTTTAAATCTCTAGCTTCATAACAAACAATATCCATATCTTCAGGATGCATATCATACGCAGTAAACATACCATGAGTATCCTCTTCCCCATAAAATTGAGAAAGAGGACTACGATTTAATACACGTTCAATTTTCACATTACGCAAATATTCATCAATCCTATCCATATTGGAAAAGTAATTGATGAACTTATCAGCTGCGTATGTGGCTTCCTGTTCGGAAAGTATCATCACAAAATAAGACTTTTAGGAGGTGTTGCAATATTAGAAAACATTAAATCATACTGTCCAATAATATCATCCTGCGGTTCATTGATGTAAACAACATATCTTCTAGTAACTTCAATCTCAACATTCTTCCCCTTAATTAAAGGAGACCAAGGAGCGAATCCAATCTGTCCTTGTGTTGTTGAAGGAACAGCAACAATAGGATTTTTAATTACAATCCAATCACCATTTTCTTTAACTAGATCAGCGATTACATCTTCGCCAGTCCACATACGAATTAGTTTTACATTAGTCATTTAAGAATTCCTCTTTAAAAAATTAATCATTTGAATTCACACTCCACCATGATTTCAGTAAGTGCAGCAAGAAGATTTATCTCTTGATCGGCAACGAAAGCAGACTGATACTGATACTTAGAAACAATGAGAACAGCAGCAGCAATAGAAGGCCCTTCCAATACATCGTAAAGAGCATCGTAGACACGACGCAGAAGTACAGTAGAATCATTGTCCAAACTATTGTTGACCCACTTACGTACTTCAGGAAAGTTCTTTTCCTTAAGGTTTTTAATAACATCATGAACTTTTATGTCCGAAAATGTTGCAAGAATACCACTATCTATTTTACCACCAACAGCATATCTCTGACACTCATTCAATACTCTTCTCCAATCAGGGAAGTGTTTATTGACCAATTCAACTAAGACTTTCTTATCAGCTTCAATCCGTTCTGTGTCCAAGATGTAGTTAAGTCGTTGGAAGAAAGAAGCAGCGATTTCGGGTCTTTGTTTTCCAGTAATGGAGAAGTCAATAACCGCACATCTTGAGTGGAGAGGCTCCAAGATCTTGTTCTTATAGTTGCATGTAAAGATGAATCTGCAATTCTTATAGAAGGCTTCAATATTGGCTCGTAAGAGGAGTTGTACGTCATGTGTTGTGTTATCAGCCTCATCTATGATGATAACTTTATGAGTACCAGTTTGTTGTAAAGATACTGTTGACGCAAAATTCTTAGCCTGATTCCTTACCGTATCTAGGAATCTACCTTCATCGGATCCATTAATTACAATGTAATCTGAACCCAACGACTCACAGAGTGCTCGGGCAACCGTAGTTTTTCCGATTCCTGGTGGACCACAAAGGAGAAGGTTGGGTATTTCTCCAACTTCCAAAAAATCTTGGAAGGTTTGTTTGATAGTCTCAGGTAGTATACAATCATTTATCGTTTTGGGCCGATACTTCTCGACCCAAAGAAAATCATTACGAAGCATTTAAAATCACTCAAAAGTGGAATCAGGTTCTAGTGCAATATAATATTTCAGATCCGTATTCTTATTAGTAAACTCAGCAAGTAACTTACTAGAGATAACCACATCATAAGAGCCAGGAATAATCTTAATATTCTCTACCTTAAAGTTAAATGAGAATGTAGATTCAGTCTCACCAACTTCCTCACTGAACTCATGAGAAGTATCATTCTTCTTATCACGTACTACCAATTCAATCTTACCATTTCTACCAACAGCTGACAAGTCAGGAACCTGATAGATGGATGCAGCTTTAAGTAGTTTATCTAACTGCGGAGTCGCAACTGTGAAACAAACATCCCTAGTAGGTAATGTAATCTCTTTCTCAGGTGGAGATACAATCACATCAGGATCAGCAAAGAAATACTTAGCTCTACGACGGCCATCACGGATTGTAAGGTACGAGTCACCAAAATCTAGATCAGGTGCATCATAAAGACTAAGACCACTCAAGAACTGATTAAGATCATAAATCGCAAAGTCCTTTTCAAAGTCCTCCTCAACCTCAGCCTCTGCAAGAATATTTTTCATTACAGAAATAGTCTTCAACTTATTACCTTGTTTAATCAGAATAGACTGATTGATCTGAGAGAAATTCTTCAGAATATTAGTTGTGTTATTAGAAAGTTTCATAGCCACGTTTTGGGGGGGTGTCATCGTCATTTGTTTGTCCACTGAAATAGTATAGTAATAAACAATAGTGCATAGCCTTTAGTATATCACGTTTCGCCTGGCCCTTCTTATCATACCGACTCAAATACTTCAATGCATTAGAACGGCAAAATCTTTCTGCATCACCAACAGATTCAATAAGATCAAGGGTTTGAACATTAGATCCTTTAGAAGTATAATGTCCTTTGTATGTTGAAGAAACATACTCTTGAAGATCCTTAAGACCTTTATCTTCTTGATACTTTTTAACTTCATTCTTATAAATGGAGAATTCCTTTTCTTTCATAGAATCCGATTCGTCAACCTTGTTATTTAGATTAAAATGATGGGCAGCCTGATCATCATTATCGGATAAAAGAGTTTGTTCAAATGGTTCTCCAGTATCAACTAATTCTCTTTTAAGAGGATCGGTTCCACTTTCATACCTATAGACGGTTTTACCACCATCTGGAGATTCATAGATATAAGGTTTCTCTCCAGTCACGTTAAAAGCCCTCTCTCTGTCTTTAGGATCCGTAAATGGATTTTCTCTATCAGGATCATTACGAGTGTAATCATAATAAGAATCAGAATGTTCTACTGGTGGCCATGGACTTCCTGGAGTCCATTCAAAACCACCACTTCTTTCTATGAAATCTAAGTCAACATCTTTTTTGATTGGATATGTTTCATCCATAGTTCCGTTAAGTACCTCATACGCTAGACTCCATGCATTGATCATAACACATCCTCCTCAGTGATGTCAACATCTACATCTACTTTATCATATAACTCTAAAAATGACTGTTTGGTTTCATCATCAAATCTATTCAAACATAATTTAATAGCCTTAAGTTTGTCACCAAAAATACTATAAGCACGAATGATATGAGTTAATCTACGTGTTGAAATGATCTCTTCAATACCACCATCATAAAATGTCTTGCGAATAATATCAGCCCAATCTACCAATCTCTTACAGAACTGTTCGTCATGACATCCAACAGTTGCAGAAATACCAATAAGTATTTTTTCTTCTGTTTTGGGTGTTGGATATTCTTGTTCAAAAGTTACTGGGAATCTTTCAAGGAAGGCTTCATTGAGCACGTTAGTTCCAATAAATCGTCCGTCGTCTGAACCTTTACCTTTAGTGTTTGCAGTTGCGATGACGTTGAACCCTCTGGCAGGTCTGACGAATTTTCCGATTTTCTTAAGGAAAACTCCGTTACCCTCAAGGATGGACTGGAGGCATAAGATTTTGTTCGAGGCGAGGTCAACTTCGTCAAGGAGCAAGACAGCTCCTCTGTTGAGAGCTTGAATAACGGGTCCGTCATGCCAGACTGTGGCGCCATCAACAAGGCGGAAACCACCAATAAGATCATCTTCATCTGTTTCTATTGTAATGTTTACACGAATAAGTTCTCTACCCAATTGAGCACATGCTTGTTCAACCCCAAAAGTTTTACCATTTCCAGAGAGTCCAGTAATAAAAGTAGGATAGAACAACTTAGAAGAAATAATCTTTTTAAGATCTGTGAAAGGGCCAAACTTAACGAAAGTACCATCCTTTTCAGGAACAAGATTTTGTTCTACTGGAGGAACTACCGTAGGAGCAACAATAGTTTTTTCCAACTGTTCTCTAGCCTGAGTAACAGTCAAGTCCCACTTACCTCTAGAAACTTTAAACTGTTCCAACTTCCTTCTTGCAGAACCCATTGAGATACCTTGAGCGGCACAATATCCACGAATATCACCAGTGGTAACTGTATCACCATAAGTGTCACGTAATGCATTAACTAGGTCAGAAGGGGTCATTGATTCAGGATTTTTATCTATGTATACATTATGACATAAAAAAAGACCCCTGTGAAGGGGTCTTGTACCAGTTTATAATTTGTCCAGTGGAACTAATCGATTCGAAATACGTAATGTTTTATGTGTCTCATTAGTATTGAATAATGGAACAACTCCAATGATTGTGTAACTACGATCATTTGGAACCTCAATATTAATACCATTAATTAATCCATTAACCATATTAACACTTTGAACATAGAATGTATTAAGGTCATCACGGAAGTTCTTTACAGCTTCACGAACTTTTTCTTCAGTATCAGCATTGGAGTATAAAACAATGTAAGTATGTTTACATCCTCCCTTATCTTTACTCTGATTGCCAAGAATATCACAAAAACACCTACGTACATTAGTTCTTGATGCACTATAAACAATCAACTTGTTCTCTTTAAAAGGATTAGGTGAATCAGGTTCTAAAATACCCAACTCATCAAACTCAGGTGATTGAACAATATATTTAATCCACTCTTCACGTTCTTTATCAATAATAATATCAGATGGTGCAGCTGATTGATCATAAATCCGATTCCTAATCTTAGTATGAGTGCCAGCTTCTACATCAAAGAAATTACCAATCTCAACCTCATTAAGCAACCACTCTTCAATAGAAGAATGTTCTCTTTCAATATGTCCTAAACGAACTAACTCAGAACCACCCTTTACAAAATCATTCATAGATGCTGTACGAGCAGTAACGTGCTTGTTAGCAATTAGTCCATTAGTAATGGTCGAAAAATCTTCTGATACTTCATCCTCATCATATGAAAAAATAGCAACGAGAATATGATCCCAACCAGCTAATAATGCTCCACGAATTCTTGTTCTTCCATCTTTAATCTTTCCATCTGTAGAAAGAATAGGAGGAAAAGAATCATATAACCATCCTTCGGTTTTAAGACTATACGATATATCTTCATCAGCATGATCTTTATTTTGATCATCACGAACTGCCGCATTATTTAATTCATCATCCCAAAGATTATATCCCTTTAATGAAATCTTTGCAAATTTAATAAACCTACCATACTTCTGTTTTTTAGAAGCCTTCTTATGGGTGTTTCTTTTTATATATTCTTGTGGATCTAATTCAGCACATGTAACAATGTGCTCCCCAAATCCGTTGGACTCCTCAGTCATCTACTTAGTTCCTGCCTGTGGCATATGAGAGATACAAACTTTACCTGAACCGAAATGTCCTGTGGTAATTGTCTGTATTTTATTTACTCAATTATTATACCACTCAGTCTCTATGCGGGCAAGCGGTTGCATTCTTAGGATAAGTTTAAGTGATCTCATATGTGGTCTTCCCTTCCATCCATACCACTTAGAAACCTTACCATTATCATAAGGTGGTTCCTTACCAATAGAATAATACTGATCAGAAGTCATATCAACTTCATAACCAGTTTCCCTATCTCTTAACCACCAATGTTTATCTCCTCGCCAATCAGTACCACACATTATATCCAACGTGTCAGTATCTAAAAGATAAAACATAGCCTGAGTTGTATGATAACAATGACCATACATCGGATTATTTTGATTCTCTTCTCTATACTTTTTAGTTACTAAATCTGGAGTAAGACAATCTTCCAATTTTTTAGAACAAACTGAAAGAGAACTCAAACTATAAGGTACACGTTCATAGTATAACTTTACAGTTTTTGTTATCTCCCAGTTATCATGTATCTTTTTATAAGAATGTCGTTCAAGTATAGTCACTATCTTCTACCTTATAAGGACACAATAAAGATTCTGCAAGTGACTTTGCAGATAAATTATGTTCACACAATTTATTCATCCAAATTCTTTCGGCCAATGTGACTGATACTCCATCTGTTGTCAACATCCGACAACAAATGTCAGTTAATTCCAATCTGTACTTAGTACTTAACATTTAGACTCCTAACGTAATAAATCGATTGCTATTGGTAAAATACAATATTCCTTTCTCTGAATACGTTTTGTTAATGTTTCTATAGTATCATCGGGTTCAATGGGAACTTCTTTTTGTATGATTACTGGGCCACCATCCAATTCTTCATTCACAAAATGAACTGTACATCCAGTTACCTCCTCACCAGCTTCCATTGCTCTCTCAACTACATTCAATCCTTTATACTTTGGAAGTAATGAAGGATGAACATTAATGATTTTATCAGGAAATGCATTAATCAACTTAGGTGATACTATCCTCATCCACCCTGCGAGGACAACAAGT